ACGATCACGATTTTTTGTATTTACTTCTAAATCTTTAGTAGGAACTGGGCAAGATGTTGCCTCCTTAAATTCTTCAAAAAGTTTTATTGATTTCATCTTATTTCTTTTTTAGGTTTTTATCATGGCCGCCTTTAATTACCTCTTGAGCAACATCGGCATCTGCACCATAAGCACCTTTAGGACCATTCTTTTGTGGATCTTTAATAGGTCTACCCCATGTACCTGGAGCTTGTGTTAGGAATGAATTAACTCTTGCATATCCCCACTGTTCTTGCCCTGCACCCGGACGATGACCACTTTTCCATGCAGCCATACCACGACGCATTACAATTCTAAGAAGTGGTACCGGTACTCCAGTTTCTTCACTCTTATTTTTAAGAGCGGTTTCAATATCAGGATTATCAATAGGCGAACGATCTCCACCTGCATCATCTTCATTTAAAAGATAAGGAAATTGATAAAATTCTTTCTCTATCTTAATATCATTACCTTTAAGCTTTTGATGAAGTTCCCAATTAATGATTGATTCATTCTTTTCTTTTTCTTCATCACCATAAAGATCCTGATATGTTTTAGTATGCTTGGATGTTTTTAGAAGTTTCTTTCCCTTTGTATCACCAGGTAATTCTTTATATGCAGATGGATCATCATCAGGCTTATCTGCCTGGTCTTTCATTTGAGATAGCTTTTTACGAGCAGTTGATTGAGATATTCCCTTAAAATATCCGTGGCCCTTTATTTTGTCCTCAAAATCTTCTTCTTTCTTTTCTGTTAAGAAATTAACAAAGTTCTTAATAAATTTCACGTTGATATTATCTTTTTTTATTTATCCGTCATGACATAGAGAAATAAAAAGGGACCGAAGTCCCTTATTTTTTTATTTCCTCAATTCCTAATTCCTGATTTATTCTATTTGTAATTTCTTCGGAAATTTTGGTAGCGCCTAGAATAGCCCATTCACTATCACTAAGAATTTTATTAATGTCAGATGCCAAACCAGATTCTAGGATTAGAGCATCAACCTTGCCAGTATACCACTTTATAACTCGTTCAGCACCGCCGGCTTTAAATAGAGATATAACCTGGTTATTATCAATGTACCTTTTGTGGAAGCTCATTGATTAGGCTTCAATGATAGGATCTACTTCTTCTGCAATTGATGCGGATTCAACTGCAGTATCTTCCATATCGTTAATTGTGGTAGGATCTGATAACTTATCATCGATTTGAGATAAGCGAGCATGATTTTCGCGAAGCTGTTGATTATCTAAATGAGCCTTCTGAACAGCGTTAGATAAACTTTCTCCACATACTGCCATCAATTCAATAAATGCCTTGGCTTCATGGAATCCATTACCTGTCATTTTTGTTACCATTGACCAAAGAATAGTTACATTGGCAGCTCTTAAATCAATTTTGCCATCCCATTCTTTTGCCTTAATAACTTTTTCTTTCTGCTCGCGAAGATTATGATAAAGCATAACCAAACCGGTTGCAGTGGTATGTCCCCAAGGGGCATCCTTTTCAAGGAATTTAATAAGACGATCAAAAATCTTTTTGTGGTTAAGATCAATCGTATATTCTCTTTCTTGCATTTCTTTTAGAAGCTTTTCATTAAGTTCTAAAAGTTCCTTTTGTTGAGCAATAAGCTCACTCCTTTTAAGAGGTTCTTGAACTACTTCGTTTTCTTTAACGTTTTCCATATTTGTTTATTTTTCTAGTTTTGGTTGTTTTGGTACAGGGATAAAGTCTTTATTTACATGATTACATTTAAGACATGCAAGAGTATCAATAGGAAGGATACGATCATTACCATCTGGTGAAATAAGTTTACTAACTTTTCTTAGATAAAAGATTGGAATAAAAGTATCATTACCACAGTTCTCGCATTTAATCTCCGTAGTGCTATTAAGATCTACATTCATGTTCATTGGTTGTTGCATAATACGGTATTTAGTTTTATATTGATATTTTTCTACTTTGTTTCAGATATGATTCAATCATAATTACATCTTCTGGGGTATCTACACCCTTTGCAGCATGTAATATCGTATTACACGTAAATGATATTCCAGAATCAGCCCATCTTAATTGCTCAAGAGATTCTGCTATTTCATTTTCGGTTTGTGTTCTTAACTTACTTATCTGTTTTATAACATCTTTAGGAAATGCATATGCTCCTATATGTTTTTCTACATCTGGGCTATAAAGATATGAACTGCTTCTGGTAAACATCACAATTTTTTTTCCAGACTTAACCAATTTTACCACATTCCTATTTTTTAGATCATCGTGTCCTAATAGAGCAGATAATGTGGAAACCGAATTAGGATTTTTATTGGCAAGATGAATAAGAGAATTAATATCTCTAAAGGTTAATCCTGGTTCATCACCTTGTATGTTTACTAAAATATCATAAGTTAGATCCTTTGCAGCTTCAATAATACGATCCGTACCAGTTTTACAATCACTTGTCATTATAGATTTACCACCGAATGCAATAACTTTACGATGAATTCTTTCATCATCAGTGGCTACATAAACCTCATCTGCTACGGATTTTTTACATTCATCATAAACCCATTGGATCATAGGCTTTCCTAAAATGTCTACGAGAGGTTTTGCGGGTAAACGAGTTGAGCCCCATCTTGCTGGTATTATGATGATTGTTCTTTTCATTATCAAAAATTATCTGAAAGATTCTTTACCTTGTAAAACATCTAACCAATGATCACACATTTCATGTAACATTGATTCAAAGGTATATTTAGGTTCCCAACCCAATTCCTTTCTTATCTTGGTTGAATCTCCTTTTAGATAAGGTAATTCTTCTGGTCTTAAATACTTAGAATTCTGTATTACATAATCTCTATAATCTAAACCTAGATATGAAAATACAACCTCACACATTTCTCTAACTGAATGTGTTTGCATTGTAGAAACAATGTAATCATTAGGTTCAGTATGATTCATAATCATATACATTGCTTTAACATAATCTTTGGAATGACCCCAATCTCTATATGAATCCATGTTTCCTAATTCAAGTTTATCTTGTAAACCTAACTTAATTTTACATGCACCTTTAACAACTTTACTTGTAACAAAATTAGAAGATCTTCTAGGAGACTCATGATTAAATAAGATTCCATTTACAGCATGTAATCCATAGGCTCTACGGTAATGCCTAACCATGTTATATGCAAATACCTTTGAACAACCATAAGGTGATACCGGATTCATTACAGTTGATTCGCGTTGAAAACCATCTTCTTCTACCGTTAAACCAAACATTTCACTTGAACTTGCTTGATAAAATTTAGATTTAGGACATATTCTTTTATAAGATTCTAACATATTTACAACACCAATAGAATTTGATTGGACTGTAAATTGCGGAATATCAAAAGATATTCTCACGTGACTTTGCGCAGCAATGTTATAAATTTCTTCAGGTTTAATTTCTGTTAATAATTTCTCTATTGAAGTTTGATCAAGAAGATCACCATAATGTGTAAATAATCTACCTGTTTCAAAATAAGGTTGCAATCGCGCAGACTGGTTTTCAGCAATAGACTGTCTTCTAACCATACCGTGTACTTCATACCCTAATGATAATAAGTACTCTGCTAAGTAAGAACCATCTTGGCCCGATATTCCTGTAATAAATGCTTTTTTCATTTTTATTTTTGTTTAATTTATTTGGTTTGTAAATAAGGATCTATAAACACGGACATCTTTGTTAAATCGGGCCAATCGTGATATCTCCACTTTTTTGGTTGATCTTTTATTGCTTCCGGTAATTTAGTTAATCCAAGTTGAGCAGTTTCTGGTGTCATATAATAATGATACCCTATAGTGTCTATATTTTGATCTCGCCAAGGTATACCTGGTAATCTGCCATCATAGCTCATTTTCTTAAGTCTTTCTGCATCTATTTTATTATCGCAAAGAATCATTCCGCCTCTGCCTAAGCTTAAATGTTTTTGATATTGAAAACTTAAAGACATAAATGTGTTTGGTATATAATTATCTTTTCTCCAAAGTACAGCAGCATCTATGATTCTTTTATCATCATAATTAAGGGTATAATAATCTTCCCATGACTCATTTCTCCATGTTAAGTCTATTCCTAATTTATAGGATAACATTGGTACAGATACATATGTTCTATTTGGAACATTTATAGACTTTGTTTGAGTCAATCTTAAACATAGTTCAATTCCATGAGTACAGCTATCAACTGCTATAGCATAAGGGGCACCAAAGAATTCTGCTATCTTTTTTTCAAATTCCTCTATTGCGCTAAAATCAATTACTTTTAATTCCATGCTCATTAATTATACTTTTTAGTTTTTCTATAATAAAAACCGGATTATCTATATGACAATTATTATCTGAATACATTGGATTAAGATATCCCTTATCATCTACATAATTTTCATAAACATCAAAAAATATGTAGTTATAATTTTTACAATACTCTTTAAGTTTTTCATTCATATAAAGAGTATATTTAACTCTATCTTCATCAGTACCTTTAGAAGCTCTATTAACCGGATCAAGACTCTCCCAATCTATTATCCATTTATATCTTTCCAAGTTTCTTTCCAATTGAGGCACTGCATTATACACACATACTTTAATGTTTAACCCACTTATATTTTTATATATTGCCTTAAAATACTCATCAACTAGATTGTCTATATTTTCTTTCCAGTTAGGTTCATATTTATTAATATGAGCTCTACAATCAATTTCACCAAAACAAAAACAAATAAAATCATTATCACCGATTTCATTTCTTTTAATTATTATTTCTTTATCTCTACCAAAACTATACATAGTCTTAGGCCCTAACCAGTTTATAACTATATTAACTTCATCTAAATTTACCCGATCCCACGATCCATGTTTTGATGCATGACTATCCCCGTATGTGTGAAACTTGATCATTTATTGTTTTAGCCTTTTTGCATATTCTAATATCTTTTCCTTATCTCTAACCTTCACAGGTTTAGCAGGACTACCAACATAAATAGTCCAAGGCTCAAGATCTTTAACCGCTAATGAATTTGCGCCAAGTATAGAACCTTCACCAAAAGTAACACCTGGCATAACAGAACAATTAACACCACAGCCTGAATATTTACCAAATGTTACCGTGCTATATGTTACAGATCTATATTCTTCAGGAATAGTAGGACCGACTAAACCTGCACCAGTATAATCCTCGCTACCACATACAATTTTAGTACCTGATGCAACGAATGAAAAGTCATTTAGAATAAGTTTAGATTTTTTACCACCGATTACAACTACATACGGCGCAATGTGTATGTAATCCCCCATGACCAATTCTGTTGAAATTATAACACCGTTATCAATAGCATTATGACTTCCAATTTCACACAGGTTAGGATTCTTTATTGTTGCATATTCGCCAATATAAACATCTTCACCTAATTTTTTATATCTCATATCACCTTTTATTTTGTCCACGCCTCCCATACAAAATCATAATTATACTTTTGTTTATATCCATATTGAATTAAACATTTTTGTATATTTTCTCTCCTTTCTATATCATTAGGGATACCTAAATGAAATTGAATTTGAATTGTATTAAACTTATTAATAAACCCAGTTTTAATCATATCTTCCAAAAGAGAATATTCATCGCCTTCAATATTAATCTGCAAAAGATCAACATGGTCTAACTTAAATTCATAAAGTATATTTTCCATGTTTTTAAGCTTAACCTTTATAGGATTACCGTTTTTCTGGTTCGCAGATGAACCATCTTTACTTAAGTATATAATTCCTTCTTTCTTTTCTTGAGAAACACCAACGCACGCCAGTCTTACTTTATTATTATTAACAAATTTAGATTTTGCAATTCTATAAAACTGTTCTAATGGCTCAATTATGTAAACATTTGGATTGTACCTATCAATTATTAGTTGAGCCCATACACCGGTATAACCACCTAAGTCCATTACGATAGAATCTTTATTAAGATTATGGTTTAAGATATGGGTAGCATCACCTTTATCAGCAAACCATTTTGCTAATGATGTTGAATTAAGTTTCATATAATAAATGTTTTGTCAAGCCGCTGTCCTTCATAAGGGCCTGTCTTATACTCATATACTAAAGTATCATCTTCCAGTATCAAATAATTATGCCCACCTTCTAACGTAAAGCTTGCATCGCCTGCATATAATATAGGTTCTGCAATTATGTTATCATCCAAATCATAAAATATACATTTTACGGATCCTTTGATTACAATCCAACTCTCTTGTGCAATTACATTACGTGTTCTTTCTTTCCAAATATGTTTATGTGGTTTAAAAGTTTTCCCCTTACTCATATTTAGTATGGAACATTGTATAAAATTTTCTTCTGAAACAATATCCTCTCTACCAGGTTTCATATCCTCTTTTCTAACTATTATATGTAATAGTTTTTCGGGTTCCTTTTTTGAATATATTTTTTCCATTTAGATATTTTATTTATTTTCATAAATTTTCATAATAAGTATAGATATACGATCTCCTGGTGATAGATGATAATTATTTTGAATACATCTTCTATAATTATCTTCAATTGCACTTAGTTTACTATGATAATAATCAGGAGTTAATTGATTAATTTTTTCAATTGCATCAGGACCATCGTTAACATAAATAATTCCGTCAATGTTAAAATGTTCATGTATATTCTTATACCCTCTATAGATTGGTATTGTTTTATTAATAAAACAATCTATTAGTCTCTGACTAAAGTTTTCATCATCTGCATTTTCCGGACAAAAGTTAAACATTGACTTGTATAAATGAATCTTATCACTAGTTTGAAATGTACTGCTCGTAGGAAGAAAAGGATGGCCATCATTTATAGAATGCTCTCTGCTATCTAAAAACTCGGTAGGTATATGTATTTCTTTTTCATGTTCCCATACATATTTTCTAATATCATAAAAACCACCATATCCCATTTGCTTAGATGTACCTAAGAAGCTTATACAAAACTTTTTATCTCTGGCTTCTGCTGTTCTATCAGTTCCCATAGAAGGCATACTTCCATTAGTCCAACATTCTGCTAAAGGACTCCAATAAGCATGAGACACTTTATTTACAATATTTCTGTTTGAAGTAAAGATAAGATCAAATAAAGATGCATCCTGTAATACATCCTGCTCTGACATACTATTTCTCAAAGGTTCTTCAAAATGAATAAGAAAGATTTTTTTATGTGGATTAAGATCTCTAAATCTTTTTATTCTATTTCTATCATATTTTCTTCTAACTAAAATTGACTGAAAAGGTAGCATTACATCAATCCAATACCTACCATTTTCTGCTTTATACATTTTCATATTTTAATAAATGTTTCTGGAATAATATCAATTGGGTTAATTCCTTTTCTTTGTGCAGCTTCCTGAGAAAACCACAGCATTGGCGCAATAACCTTTTTATTAGGATTTTTATTTAACCAACTACCCCACCAAGAGAAGCTGGAATTTGACATAATGTTATTTTTACAAAAAGACATCATAAATAATTCAATGTAATCTTTTTCATTAGAAAAAATAAAATTACTACCCTTAAAGTTTTCTTTACACCACTGAATATCATCGGAAAATACTATAAAGGTGGAATTCTTTCCTATCATTTCTATTGCTTTATTAAAGTATTCAATTGATGGCGGAGGATGAATGTGTGATAATTTTAGATAATCACCACGTCTAACATGTATCGATGTTATGTTTGTATTAAATATAAAGGGATACTTTTCTTGAATATATTTAACAATTTTGTCCGATGGTTCAAAAAGAGTTCTTATTTCGCGTTCTCTGTGTTTAAAGAATTTCTCTGATTGAAAAAAACCATCATAACATGTATTTTTTTCAGGTCTTATTTTGGTATAATGAAAAGGAACCTTAATAGTTTTAAAAGACACTCTATCTTTAAAATTTTTATTCCAATCAAAATTCTTAAATATAGTTAAATACTCATTTGCATGTTTTATTAATGGGTTATGATTAACATCATCATTAATTAACTTAAGTTGAGAACCAACATTATAATACACTGATGATATACGGCTATCAATTGACATTGCTTCAATAGCAGCAATCTGAAACATTATGTTTCCTAATCCTCCTTTTAGTCTACAAGTTATCATGAAATGTTATTATTTTTCATCATAATTGAATAATCTCTATGAGCATTTTGGATATCACTGTGGCTAGCACGTTGCCATGCAATAGGTGGATGATATGCATAAGTATTAAGATGAGGTTGTATATAAGCTCCTAAATAAGCATCAATAGGATTATCAAAATAAGGCTTATCTTTTAATATTGTATCTAATACAAAATCATATGCAGTACTATTAACTGCATAGCATGTAGTTGTTATAATTCTTTTTGCTCTAACAAAAAACTTATTGAATTTTTCAGGAACAAATTTACCACCACGTGTTTCATGAACACCACCAAAGTATAAAAGATCCCAATCTTTAGGTAAAGTGTCTATTGATTTTTCAAAAATTTCATTTAAGTTTTCAATAAAATCGCAATCATCTTCGATGATTAAAACATTTTTCCAACCGTTTTGTTTTGCTAAACTATAAACTTCAAGATGACTTGCTAAACAGCCCATTGCTCCTTCAAATGAAGATTCTCTCCCAGCATAACTATTATACTTCCAGCCCATTGGATTTCCATTAACTGCATTAAATCTAGTTGCTTTAATGTTATGCTTATTAAATTGATCAGTCATCTCCGACCATCTATCGGTACGTTTTGCAAGATTAATACATATGACTTTATCAAAGAATTCATTTATCTTCATAATGATTATACTTTATTTCTTAGTTTTCTACTTGCTTGAAAATGTTCAATTACCGGTACGGCATTAGGATACATTGCCCTCATACTATCAAATATAAAGGTGTATTCAGCAGGAAGATTATGTGTTTTAATTTTTCCTTCTGCTTCCATTTGTTTAATTACAGTTCCTAAGTTCCACTGTTCAAATGTTTTTGCATTAGGTCCTTCACTTATGTTAATTCTTTGCCAACGACGACAGAGTTCACGAGTCTTTTGATTATTTGCCATAAAGATTGTACCACTTAGGCACTCATCTTTTCTCCATCTAAAGTCTTGCCATCTCACAGAGATATCATAATTATAGTCTTCAAATAGTGTAGGTCTGCTATGTACAATAGCATCACTATCAACATACAGAAGATTTTTTCCTGGATGCTTATTGAGCATATCCTCCATAAACTTAGCCTTAAATCTGGTATTTGCCTGCCAATCACCAAGATTTTTAACACCAACTACATCATGGTTAAGGCCTAACTTATTAAGAGATCTTATTAATTTTTTAGCTTCATCTTCATAGGGAGTATTAAGAGTATAGTATGCAACAATTACCAAATCAGAAAGAGACCTATTAGTTTTAGGTTGTTCAATTTTATTTTCAGCCGGATTATCTTTATCTAATCTAAAAGGATTTACTCTAGGTATTAGCGACTCTAATGAAGAAGGTGTTACCGTCATAATCTTAATGGAACTCTTTGATGATAATTTTGTCACAGACGTTATTAAATTTCCTGTGTAATTATCAAGTCTTTTCCTAAATACATCTGAAGGGACCTTAGGATATGCACCATGAAAATGTGTTTGTTCAGAATTAGTTGTATAGCCTAAATCAAAACCAATAAGATAGATTTCTTTATATCCTGCCAAGATAGCAAACTGAATTGCACAGTATCCGCTGTTTTCACCATGGGAAAAATCATTCACTGATAAACCAAATCCGCTTCTTTCATTTATTGTTGAATTTGATTCAATGACAGATGTAAAATGTTCTAATCCTAAATACCTAAGATTATTTCTAACATCAGTATAGCAACCATTGATTTCTTGGATATATGTATGTTGCTTATTTACAATAAAATGGCTACTCTTTGCTTTAGCCGTGATATTTTGAATCGGTGCTCCAACCTTTGTAAAGAAACTATAGTCCATTGTAATAAAGAAGGTAGGATTTCTTACAAGGTCTATTGCCTTATTAACACATATAGTGTCCTCACCTGCTAAAAAAGATAAATTAGTATCCTTAATAGATGGGCCACCCCCTAAGATAAAAACCCTGTCAGACTTCTTAGCAGAAAAACTTGTCTTCTTATTCACAGGTACGGCTTGTACATTACTCTGCTGTACTGGAGATTGTTGTCTTTGCGGCTGATTAGAAACCTGAATTGGTCTATTAGGCTGAACCCTAGTTGGATTAACAATTATCTTAGGAATTCTCCTTCTCATTAATGTCTTCTTAATTTTATTATTTATCTGCAAGCAAAAAAAGAGGATCCGATTTCTCAGATCCTCTATCAAAACCGAGAGTTTAACCATTTATGCTTTTTCTATTACCGGTTCAACGGTCTCATCTTGAGACTCGTTAATCACAGGATCCTGGCCATTTTCAGTTTGGTTAACCGGTACAAACGCCTTAATTGCTTTTGAAACTAATTCAGCATCTTCAAGCGTGAATGCTCCTTTTGACTGTGCAATACGAGCGGCCTGGATTAATACATTTACAGCCTGTGCCTGGGTTAATTCTTGAGGATTTTGATTTTCCATATCTATTTTGTTTTTTATTTATATACAAGAATCCTTAAAGGTTTACAGAATTTGGATAACATTTTCAGATTCTTTCTTAACAGACATGGTTACTTTTAGAACTCCATTTTCTACAGTGGCTTTAACATTCTTTTCATTAACATCGTTAGGCATTATAAATGACTTTGAAAACTCATTATTCCAGATATTCTTTGTTTTGTTTTCAATCTTAAGATATCCTTTAACGATCTTAATACTTAGATCCTCTTTAGTTAATCCAGGTACAGCCAATTCTAATACATAGCCATCATCAGTCTTTTCAGAATGATAACCTGCAAATAAACTTGTACTTGTCTCTAGATCTTTCCAAAGATCATCATTAAAAATGCTGTTAAACAGACTTGTGCTTTTTGTTGTAAACATAGAATTTAGTTTTTTATTTTTTATGATGGGAATATTCCCAACCAATTAATATAGTATAAAAACCGTGCAATTCTATAAATTTAGGAAAACACTACCAGTTATGTCATGGAATCATGAAAAATAGGAATAGGACCATGTCAATGAGTCAGCGACCTTGTCCTCTATATGGCTTAACGTAGTTCTTTGATTTCTTATTCTTAGATTGCTTTGTCTTTGCCTGAACACCAGGTCTGCAGACTTTAGGCTTCTTCTTAAAAGAATCAGTTACACCAGCTTTAGCTTTTGCCATTTCATAGTTTCTATTTTTAGATGGATGTTAACATATCCATCAGTTCATTTTTTCTATTTATTTGGCTTTCCTGCATTTCTCCTTAAATTCTCTTCTTCATAAACATCAATTAAGATATCAACAATTGGATCTCTATGATTTTGGAAAAGGGTAATTGCTTCAAGTCCTTTTATTCTCTTTGCACAATTATAGAGGAATCTAAAACCAGAGTCACTCTTATTCTTAAGGTCAACCTGGCCGTCATCACCACAGATAATCATTTTTGAACGAAGACCAACACGAGTAACAATCATTTCCATTTGTTCATTAGTTACGTTTTGTGCTTCATCCACAATGACACAAGAGTCAAGAAATGTTCGGCCTCTCATAAATGATACTGGCACAATTTCAATTTGTCCACTCTGAATGTAGGGATCAATTTTATCTTTACCGTAAAGTAGATACATGTTTTGGTAAATTGGTTGTACCCAAGGATCCATTTTTTGATGAAGATCTCCAGGCAAAAAACCTATCTCTTCTTTTGATACTGTAGGTCGTGTAATGATTACCTTTTCAAAGTGTCTGCGGAAAAGTCCATCTAATGCAATTTGACATGCTAAAAGAGTTTTACCACTACCGGCTTTACCGGCTAAAAGGGTTACTGTATTTGCTAGGATTCTATCCTTTGCTATTTTTTGTTCTTCGTTAAGAGGTATCTTAAATTTTATTGGATTTTTTATAACGCGCTTCTCACGAAACACTTCATCATCATGCTTTCTTGCTGTTTGCATATTTTTATCGTTATTTAAGTTGGTTGACAAAGTTTACTATTAGGGCTTGTAAACATACCTCTTCCCAGGACTGGTAGCTTGTGAAACTTTAATCTGCTCTGCTGTTTGTTTAGGTTCAGTTACATCAGGTGTTATTGTAACATGTCCTACTTTAGATTCGCCAATTGCAGATGAAGTTTCCACTTTATTCTCCGTCACTATGGGAGTTTCTTCTGGCTTTATTTCAGGTGCCTCTGTTATTTGAGGTTCTGCCTGAGCATTTTCCGGTCTAATATAATCAACCAATGACTTAATGAATCCTAGAGCCACGATAGGTAATACGGCTCCACTTACGATTGAGAGTACTCTCTTTTGAAATATCGGTTCTTCCTCTTCAAGACCAAACAGTTCTATCCAAGGCATATAGTTTTCAAGATTTATAAATGCATGAAATGAGTTTGCCATCATTTGAAAGGCAGTAAGAAGTATGAACAATGTCCATACCATTGTTTTATTAGTTTTATCTAGGATAATAATCGCAGCAAGAGATGCGGCTGCTCCTAATTCAAATCCAATTGCTAAAGCCCAGTTCATAACACCATTATGAGCAAGGTCAAAAAATGCAACAGAGTTAATCATAGAAATTGTAGCAACTAGAAAATAGAGGCTACAGAAGATACCTATGATAAAATAATGAATTAATTTATTTTTCATAACTTAGTTTATTTATTATGTAATTATATTATTCTCCTATCCATCTTGCCTGGAACCAAGACCTTTCTGCATATTGCGGCCTTGATTCAGCTAATCCTCCAACATTTATAATGTTTATAGAATCAGTTGAACCGTTTAGATACACGATCTTTGTTATCTGCTGAGCTACTGCATTAAATGATCCGGCTGATGCAATAATTCCACCGTTTTTCTTAATTGCCATACTTGATTCAGAATTTCTATACACATCATACGCTGCAGTGATTTCCCAGTAGCCTGCCTTCTGCGGAGTAAATGTATAAGTTGAAGTGTTAAACCATCCGCTTGATACGTTAACTGTATTACTCACGATGCTATATCTACAAGGATCTTCAGTAAATGATCCCGGTAAGGTATAATAAATGGACGCGGTTACCGCTTCAAGTAAATAAAGTGAAGCAATAGGACCCTGTGCCCCGGTTGATCCAGTTGCACCTATGTTACCTTGAGCACCTGTTGCACCAACTGCACCAATTCCAGTGGCCCCTACACTTCCAGTTGAACCATTAAAACCTTGTGGACCAGTTGCTCCGTCAAATCCTTGTGGACCTTGCGGACCGGTTGCACCGTCAAATCCTTGCGGACCGGTTGCACCGTCAAATCCTTGTGGACCAGTTGCACCGTCAAATCCTTGTGGACCAGTTGCTCCGTCAAATCCTTGTGGACCTTGTGAACCTTGTGGACCAGTTGAACCAATAAATCCTTGTGGACCTTGTGAACCTTGTGGACCAGTTGCTCCAATGTCTCCTTGTGGACCTTGTGGACCGGTTGCACCGTCAAATCCTTGTGGACCAGTTGAACCAATAAATCCTTGTGGACCTTGTGAACCAGTTGCTCCAATGTCTCCTTGTGGACCGGTTGCACCAGTTCCACCCATTTGGGTATACATTACCTGTTGAGCAGTAAGAATTACCGAAGGCACAGCAGGTCTTATAGGATTTATATCAGTAGGAACATAAACCAATTCAACACTAGCATTAGGACATGACCAATAGAGTTCAATATAATCCCCAGCATTAACTTTCAATTGGAAATTCCATGCTGCAACTTCTTTTGCTGCAACAGTAAGACCAGCAACAACTACGGTTGTATTTGAATCTGGTATGGCAACACCGTTTTTAGCAAACCAAATATCTAATTCATCTGCCGTTGCAGGACTAACTATTCTGTCAAGTTGTGCTGAAAATTGTATGTTATAAACACCGTCATATGCAAAGGTAAGTTCAGTATTATTTTGAATAGAAACACCGTTTGAATCAGGATCAGTATTGTTGAATGTCATTACATTAGCCACACCAACACCACCGCCAATCTGGGTCTGGGTACTCCAAAAACTTCCCCAATAACCTAATGAACCACCGGCACCCTGTGGACCAGTTGAACCAATAAATCCTTGATCACCTTGAGGACCAGTTGAACCTGTTGATCCGGTTGCGCCAAGACCTGTTGATCCTGTCAGACCAGGTTCACCCTGTGGTCCAGTTGATCCATGCACTCCTGTTGAACCTGTTGATCCGGTTGCACCAAGACCTGTTGATCCTGTCAGACCAGGTTCACCCTGTGGTCCAGTTGATCCATGCACTCCTGTTGAACCTGTTGATCCGATTGCAAATCCTATTCCACTCGATCCAGGTTGAGGTGGAATATATCCTGGAAAGCATCCACCGGCTCCACCGTTTTTTGCTATCTTTGAATTAAGTATGCTTGCAACTTGAAGACAAGGAATGCCAAAAGTATCCCCTGATGGTTCAGGTAAACCTGTTGGGGTTGGAACACCTGTTAAAATCTGCTGTTGTCCAGTTAGTAAACATTCTTTAAGAATAATCTCTGCAAAAACAGCACCTGTTGTAGTAAGAGTACAGTTAGTAGATAAACATATTCTAAGAAGACCTTTATTTACTATATGACCATTTGTAGTTGTGTATTGAAGAATTTCAATATCAAACCCCTTTGATCCAGTAGGAACACTAGGATACCAAAAATTTGCTATAACACATTCCAATTCACTTGTTAATTGGATTTGCATTTCGCAAAATTGATCTAAGTCAAGAGGAGTTCCATCAGCACCAAAAAGTTGAATATCAATACATGCAGATGTACCTTGCATTATATACTTAATGCAGTCTACTTGTGCAATAATTCTACCGCAAACGGTTAATGCACATGTGGGATCTCCTGGGGTTGGTACACCTGGTATGATATTTGCCATTATTTACCTTGTAATTTTGAGATCTCTTTTTCAATCTCATTTTGACGTTGTACATCCAACATCTTACGATCCGTTGCTTGGATCATTCTCTTCTCTGCATTTAGGCCTTCAATTTTAACATCGGCCGCAGTAGGAAGTTTACTGATAGTTTCAGTATTTGCTTTAGCTTCTTTTTTAAGTCTCTCTAATTCGCTATCAACGCTACATGACTTAAAGTATAAAAGAATCAAAAGTACAGTGATAACCTTTGATCCGTGCTTTGCAAAAAATAAGTTAATCTTTTCCATATCTTTATTTTGTTTTGAAGTCTTGTTTTGCTTTACTCTTTTCCTTCTTACCTACAGGAACTCTGTGGTAATTTTGTGTTGACCAAGGATCTTCTGATTGGCATTTACAATCATCATTATGCTCGCCACATCTAGGACAATACTCTGACTTATCGTCTAAGTATTCCTCTACATCCTTTTCAGCCTTTTTATCTGATTCGTTTTCGGTTTCTATATCCTCGATATGTTTAGCCGCTTTATGACGTGTTTGGTCTAATTCCTCAGATAGAGTTCTAGTAAAAAAAGTCTCGAATGTCTGAATGTGTTTCATTCATTATTTTGTTTTTTTATATATTCTGAGGTAATGGATTGAGTTTATGGTACTCTTTCACTAGGGATAAGAATTTCTTACCATAATCTTGGATATCTTCCCATGTAACTTCAAAAACCTGTGGAAGATCGTTTTCCACAGCAATCCAGATTTCACCACCATGTGGTTTTTTACCGGTCATTTCCCAGTAAGCTAGAAAGTATGCAGAAATTTGCATAAAGTAGTTTTCAATCCACTCTTTCTTTTTCTGTTTTCTAGAAGTCTTAAAATCTAAGATGAGTAGATGGGATAAAATATTCTCATAAATATTATCTACTCTACCTGCATACCCTCCCATCTGGTGGGAGTAGAGCGTCTCCTCGATACTTATAACCTTAGTTATCTTACTAAAGAGATCATTATTATAAAAACTATAAAAAAGTTTGCGGCCAACTTCTAATTCCTCGGCAGTAAAACCCTCAGCTTTAACAAATTCAATAATCCTTTCCTGGGCTTCTTTTAATCTTTCCTTTTGTGTTTCTTTAGTTGATCCTAAAAAGTACTCAATCATTTGATGCATGATGGTACCACGATTTGCAGAAAATTTTGAAATGCGATCAGCCTCTTCTTCACCAATCTTTTTTCTCCACTTATCTAAACCGGAAGAATCGGTCATTGAACCTAAAACTGTTGTAACAGAAGGATACTTATGTTCTCCTATAACATAATATCGTTTGCCATTAATTGTTTCCGTTTGTGATAGTGATTGTTGTGTTGACATTGCTTTAGAATATCCAGTTCCAAGCAGAACTGATAGATGACCAATAGTGTGTAATTAAAAGATAGACAAGTCTTAATGCAAAGAATAGACCTACAGTTTTTATCATGGAAACTGTGAAAGGCCAAAACTTAAGATAGTCTCTATCTGGTGATAGGACTAAAAGATATGCTTCAGCACCTTCTATTTCCATAAGCTCTGGGGCAATTGCATCAGCAATACCCATATTAAGAAACAGGCTATCATATTCACGAAGTTTCATTAATACATATCCTTCACGTGAGATAGGCTGATTAATTACTTCTTCAGGTAGATTGATGACAGTGTAAATTCTGCCAATCCAATCAACTCTAAACCCAGATTCATTTAAAGCCTGCTCATTCTCTAACGCAATGGCTCTAACCTTCCTCCAAATGTTTAGTTCATTAAAAAGTTTAAAGATATACATAATTCTTTTTTTTATCTATTTATGCTTCAGAGAAGAGTTTCATTTTCTCTAATTGCCTTTGGACGATTTTTCTGCCACGGAAAATACGATTCTTTACTGTCTGCAGATTGATATCCTTTTCATATTCTGCCATGATATCAAGGATATCATTATATGATTTATGATTTAAGAATCTTTCAACCATGTATCTCTTATACATTGGAGGCAGTGCATTTATTGCCTCTTTAGTTACTCTTACCTGCTCTGTAAGAATATCCTCTTCCTCCCAGAAGTCTTCATCTGTTTTAACATGGGTTTCTGGATCAAGGAATCCATCTTTAGTTGGTGGTTCAACACCAGCATCAGTAAATACATTGATGCTTATCTTTTTGTTTCGGAATCTAATCCATCCGATACATTCATTATAGGCAATACGATATGCCCATGTAGTTATCTGGTAAGACTCATCATATTGATCAATCTTAAGATAAACATTTGTTAATGTGGTTGATACAATGTCATCAGCCACGGCCGGATCTCTAACAATGTTATTTACATAGGACCATAAACCTGGTCTCATTTTTTTGTAAAGTTCATTATAGATTCTTTCAGAGCGAGTTTTCTTAAACTCAATTGCCAGTTCTTTGTAAGTTTTAGATTTTGCCATTTACGAATTCTTTAATTGCCGAAAATTTAATTGGTGAATATGACCAAAAGTCTACGCACGTGTTAATACGATTGGAAACTCTTAAGTCGGTTTTATGAGAAAAAACAGTATGTCCATGAAAATGAATTGTTCCTGAAGATTTTCCGTTCCATACCTCTAAAGGGTAATGACAAAGAACAGAATCAAATTGAGGTAATTCAACGATTTGATGATCAAGAATTACTACATTTTCAAACTCCTCAGCTACTTCCAATAAGGCTTCATCAGCATTACCAATAAGAAAAAAGATTTTTCCTTTTAGTTTTTTAAGTATAGTTCTTGCAGTAAGAGGATCCCATGCAAAATTACCTAAATGAAAAACCAAGTCAGATGATTTAACAACCTTATTCCAGTTCTTAACGAGTTGATCATTCATTTCTTCAACCGTTGCAAACTGTGTTCTCTTTGCTATCTCAAGTATTTGTGGTCGACCAAACCACGTATCAGATGTAATATAAAAGTCAGAAATTTTGTTCAGTTCCTCAGACATATTATTTGATTTAAGATAGTATTAATATACCATCAGTACAAATATAAAACAAAAAAACGAGAATTGAAAATTTTTTGTAGACTTTTTTCAATTTTTTATTGAAAATCTTCCACTATCACGTTTTAGCGTTCTTTCAACCATTTCCTTGGAGTATTCATCCAGTTTTTGAAGAGATTTTTCGTCTAGCGGTTTGCCATAGAAATCTTCATATATCTTTTTGTAAATTTGAACCGTACTATCAAAAGGTACGCCAGGTTGGGCATTTGATTCAATTACAAAGATCTTACCATTTTTATCCTTCATCATATCAAAACAGATGTAAGGAAACTTTTCAAAAATCTTACAGTACTTTTCTAAGACCTTCTTATAATCAGCAGGAACTTTATCTACGTTTCTTTTTGCATAATTAAATTCCATCTCTTCATCAGTCTTACCATCACCAGACTTAGCTTTACTGTTTGCAGGTGTTCTTTCCATCCAAAAGATAGGTTGACCTTTAAAGTTAAAGAATCTCATTTCCTCAACCTTATCAACATATTCAGAAAAAGTATCAAATACTTTCTCATCAATATCTTCCATCAATTCAGGTTTCTTAATTACCTGGATTCCTATTCCGCTGTGACCGTTTGCAGGTTTTGCAATAATAGGAAAGTTTAACTTTTCTAATGCCTCATTCTTTGAGTAAACCGTTTTAGGAACATTTTCATCTTCACCTACAAGTTTATGAAACTCTTTCTTTGAACCGGATAGTGGAATGTACTTTGGATGATTATAGATATTTTCTTCTTTAATCTTTCCTTTCTTTAGTAGTTCATCAACAATAGTACTATGATAATTTAATACAGGATAGTCAGGATTAATATCCAACTTATCAATATTATTTTCAGTTACTTGGATAAAGAATTTATCACCAGCAAATCCTTTATATGACCACCATCTTTGTCCGCTATCACGACGAGTAGCGAGATAGACTTTCTTTAGACCGCTATCTTCTACTGCTTCATTAATAAATTCTTCAAAGAGTTTGATGTGTTTCATTGAGCTATGGCTATTTTTTTATATATCCATAAAAATCGCATCGGATATCCAATTATGTAAAGGGTCATCTTTTACACGAATTTCTTGGGCACCTGATTCAATTTCATTTTCAATTTCTTTAATGCCATCTAATGGATTACCGTTAGGATCAATCAGAAACTCTCTAATTTCAGGAAAACTGATTGGATCAAAAGACTGTTGAAGCATTTCATGAATTAGCGAGAAATGTCTTTCATAAATATGAAGTGAATGTACAATATGAGTATATGTACCCATTTCCAATTCAGGATAGTGTTTCTTAAGATGATGATACATTTGCTGTTGTAAAAGACAGAAGAATGCAACATCAGTTGGAGTACCAAGTATAAGATCATTTGATCTCATATCAATGGTAAAGTTTAATTGATTATCACGGATCTGAAAAACACCAGTTAAAGTACAAACAAAATCTTTATTACCTTTCCATTGATGATTAGGAGTATTAAAATGTATAATTGCTTGACGAGAATCTTTATCTTCAATTAAGGACTGTAATGCCCATTGGTATTGATTAATATTATGAATATTTTTATCAGCAAAGATAAGACTGCCATAAGCAGAATTTACGGTACCATTTCCGTTATCAATCTGTTCCCAGAATTTTGCAAATTTAGAAATGAAAGCAGTATCTCTACGGCCTGTAAAATACCAAACTAATTCTGCACCTATGTATTTGAATTGACTACTTCTTCTTTTATTTTCATAAAGAGGGAATGTTGGATCTTCAATAACAAGTGCAGCATTAGTTACCTCAAAAATTTTCATACCTCTTGGGGAGGTTACATACTCTGGGTAATTAAGTACATCATTAAGTGCTGTTTGATAAACGTCAGCAAACGTTTCACCCTTGTAAATTCTCATATTCTTTTAAAGCTTTTTCGTAACATTTTTCCATTTTTGGAAAGAACTCTTCTACATATTTTTCTGCATGAGCCTTTTTCATTTCAAGTTCATACAATTCCATCAACTTTGGATTATCCCATAGATGATGCATTATTTCATACATACGTTCTTCCCTCCATTTACTCATGATCAAACATTGCTAATTGTTTTGGATCTCCCGTTATAGTATTTTCATGTGATAGAAAATCTATAATGATTTTAGATACTTCATCGGCACTCATTGTACCAACATTAAGAAGAAGTTTGTTCTTAATCTTACTTAGGCGATGAGCACGAACAAAACCATCAACCTCGGCTTTAATACCTTCTTCATTTTTGTAAAATGATTTTCCATCATCTCTACTCCAAATGGTATGAGGATCATTTGTAAGAGTAATAAGATAGAGATTTTCTCTTAATGTATTTACATATTGTTTTTCAATATCAAATACATAATCGCCAGAGTAACCTCGATAGAGTGGAGAGTAAATGCTTTCACCTAAATGAGAACGATTAAAGATAATGTTAATGTCTTGGTCCTTTGCCAAAACCATCATCTTAAACATATCATTATACATCTTATGTGAATACTTAGTATGCATTTCAGTATCATCTTTAAAAGGTAAAGATGAATAATGTACTTTATGAAATACTGTATCTTTAAGATTCTTTATAATAAGATTTTGCTGTGTATCTTTACCGGTATTATCGGTACCTTCAATGATAATGAATTTACTCATTTTATTTTTATATGTTAGAAATTATGATTGTTTATCTCAATATCAAAATCGGTAAAGTTTGCAAAGTCTTTTTCATCAGCCTCGATTCTACGTTCTAAAGTATCACCTGGCATATTACGATTCTGTAGTCTTTGTCTTCTTACCTCAGTTGGCATATTAAGATAAATGATAGTACACTCTTTACGATCAATTGGATTGATGTGAGAGATTCCAATAGGAGTCATTATGAATAGGTTACACTGTTCTTTGAACTGCTTATGACTAGTTCCATAATACCAACCATTAAATTCAACCCACTCATACCAAAAGTTATTCTCTATACCTTCTTCAAATTGCTCTTTGGTCATAAAGTAATAATCCTGGCCATCAATTTCACCTTCTCTTGGAGGACGTGTAGTATAAGAAGTGCCGTAGATAAATCCACGGCCTTCCATTACTTTTCTCATATGATCTTTTCCAGCCGCAGCCTTTCCTACTAGGATTACTTTATTCATTTGTGTTATCTTTTGAACCTGCTATTGGAAAGTTTGTTGATGAAGTATACCAAATATCACCAGGCTTAAATGGTGGGCTATAAGGTAATGAAGGCATAGGTGCTGGAATATAAACTGGGTAAGATTTATTTACCTCTGTTTGTAAAATGATTACAGCTTCCTCGGCAGAGATATGGCCTTCATCAAGTAGTCTCTGTACGATTTCAGTTAGAGTTTTCATTTTCCTCGTTTTCATTTACCTTAGGAGCTTTTACTTCAAATGTTTTTTCTAAAGTTTCAATACAATCAATTGCCTCAGCCAAAGATCTGGTCATAGTAACCATTTCATCAATATGTTGAGGGTGCTCCCCAATACCAACCGGGTTGGTTAAATAGATTGTAAGAGTAGCAAGAGCCTTTTGCTTCTGTGCTTCAAATTGTGCCTTAAGGGCATCATACATTACATTACTAGGTCCCATAATTAGTCTAATAAAAGTTTAAAGTTTTGATAATTGTTTTTGATTTTTTCATTAAAGAATTTACCTTGAGATTCTGCTTTACAAAACTCTTCATATGTTTGAGAATCAACATTTGAATATTCATAAACAGCACCTGAGTTAAATTCAATTTTTAAGGTACTAGCAGAAAAATTGTAAACTGCTTTTTTAATCATTGATGAGTCTGTCATCGAGGTTTGTTCTATTAACATGTTTATTGATTTTTAGAGATATCTGGATCTGAGTTCATTAATGTAAACATCTTTTTGAGTTCTTTTACAGGTAGTTGTTTAATCTGGGCAAGAGATTCCCATGCTTCCTGTTCAGAACTGGCTTCACATGTCCACTTAACCCCACTTCCAACTATGATGTACTTTTTCATGGTATTTATTTTTTATATTGATTAATCCTAATAGGTTTCATTAACCTAAAGATTTTTTCAATTGTTCTAGATCACTTATATACATATCCTTAGGGTCGGTTTTCTTAATAGCTTCAACCTCAGCTTCCTTATCGGCTTTCTGTTTAAGTAATTCTTCAAACCGCTCCTTTGTTAATGAATAGATTGCCATACTTAATAGGTATGTATATGATCCATCAACCCGGTCATATTTATTATCATCAAGGTACTTAACAATAATATCTTTTGCTACATTATTTACTTTAAGTTTACCTTCAATGATATCCTTAATAAATCTTGCCTTATTTGATATGATTAAAAGTTCTCTACCTAACTTATCTAAAAGATAGGCCTTTCTCTTATGATAAAATTGTAGTCTTATTCCTACGAAGTGAGTAACAATATCTTCTGCCTTAGTAAAGATCTTTAGTTTACCAGTTTCATCGATAGTTGTTAGGTTTTCAGTTTCCTGTGAATGTATCTTAAGAAGATTTTCTAACCTATCTTTTGATATGTAGTCCTTTAAGATTGCTCTCTGAAACTTAAGAAGATATTCAATCTTATCCGATGAGTTATCTTCATAATCAACAATAATACGTTTTTCAACTAATGAATTTAACCACTCTTCATATCTCTCATATGTAAATGAAGGTGGAATTTCTGTTACCTTTACTGTTGTACTATTTACTACCTGGTAAGATCCACTTATTTTCCATGTATTAGGATTACCTGGATCTCTGGTAAATGTTCCTTTGAACTCACTTAACCAAGGTGAAAGGGTTTTAATCTTCTTATCTCTAAGAACGGCCAAACATGCTTCAACTACATCTTTAGGATTGCGGTTAAGAATGTTTGTAGCAAATCCTACAGCAATACCGGATGATCCATTTAAGATCACAGTTGGTACAATCGGAAGAAAAAAGTCTGGTTCAATTTCTTCACCTTCTTCAATCTTATTATTTAGAAGTTCAAAATCTTGATAGATTAGTCCAAAGTTAGGATGTAATTTTGCACTGATGTAACGAGGTGCACCAGCAGAAGGTGAACGCAGAGAACCAAATTGACCTATTCCATCTAAGAGAGGTAAAGAGTTCTTAAACTTTTGTGCCATACCAACCATAGCAGATTCCAAGGAAGTATTACCGTGATGATAATATGCTTCAGCTGCTACACGACCTGCAAGTTGGAATAATTTCATTGGCTTTTCAGATCCATTTTTCCAAATCTTATTTGCAACGAAAACAACCTTTCTTTGGGTTGGTTTAAGGCCGTCAATACAACTTGGAATAGCGCGGTTCTCTACCACATATTTTGCATACTCCAAATATTCTTTATCAAAGAATGATGTTACTGTTCTTTTTTCCATTAAAAAAGAGATTTATTGCTTGTTTTAATTTCTACAGATTCTCCTAAAATTTTCTTTTTGCGGGGTGTAGAGTCACCTGCAAACCAGATATTTAATGTACTGTTAAATCCATTATCTTTTGTAAGAAAGTATGATCTAGGGCTTCTAATGATCTCCTGATATTCCTCGTCCTCCAATGCAGCCAATCCTTTCTTATATTCAATATTCCACGAAGATAATGATTTTTGTTTTTGTTCCCATTCTTTATACTCTTCATCAGAATAAAAACTAAGAGTTTCTTTTCCTTTCTTTGCAACCATAAGAGGTGTTTCAACCTTTAAGATTTTACCTTCCTCAAATAATTCAGGCCAATACTTACCAAAGAAGTTTATAAGAAGAGCAGAAATTGAATTACCATCAACATCGGCATCGGTATAAAGTAAAACTTTACCATAACGGAGATCCTTTGGTTCATGACCAATCTTTAATCCAATTGCTGCCATAAGAGATTGTACTTCTTTATTTTGTACAACCTTTGAGTCAGGAATTTCTCTTACATTAATAAACTTTCCACGGAGAGGAAATGCACCCTGTGTTTGTGGGTCACGGTAACGGCGGAATGCAGATGATGCAGAATCACCTTCAAAGATTGCAAGGGTACATCCTTTCCTATCTCCCGTTTTCTTAGCATCAATAAGTTTAATTACCTTTGACTTATCAAGGTTATTATTTAACTTTCTAAGTTTTGCTCTTTCTTCGGCTGCTTGTTTTCTTTCAATCCAATCAAGAACCGATTGAATGATTTCTGAACCAAATACTTGTTTAAGTATCTTTTCTGAAAGTTCATGAATACTTCCAAAGTCCTTTGGTTCAGTAATGAGTTTCTCTTTTGTTTGAGATGAGAAAGCCGGATTAATTACAGTACAGTCAATGAATAGAAAGATGTGTTGTTTTAAGTCAGTAGGCTTTACATCTACACGGTACTTTTTCTTAATCTTTTCTCTAAGATACTGAATGATTTGAAATGTTACATTATTAACATGTGTACCACCGTCTTTAGTCTCTACTGAATTTACAAATGATATTGCTTTAAATCCTGAGGTAGAATGACCTATACCAATTCTCCAATTTTGAGACTGCTCATAAAAAACATTATCAGTATAGAGTTCAGCGTATTCCTTAAAGTTCTTAAATGATATTAAGGTATCATTAAGATAAATCTTTAGTGAAGTATTACATGCAGCAATATCATAAAGCCTTCTTTGGATCATTTGTAGAGAAGACTTATCAATCTTCTTCATTCCAAATCTATCAAAATCTGCAATGTATGAAATTTCAGTATAGCCTTTCTTATGAGATTTAATTACCGGCTCTGTCCTAGATGACATGTTATTTGAAAAAATCTGTAAGAATGATTTTTTGCCATCACATGTTTCAATTCTAAATTCTTTACTAAATATATTGGTAAGAGTACTACCAACGCCATTGGTACCAACAACAGTACGATCTTCGGTATCATCAAAGTTACTTCCTGTTTTAAGATTACTAAAGATCATTTCAGGAACCCATTCTCCGTACTCTTTATGAATCTCTACAGGTATTCCACCATTATCCCAGATTGATATACGACCAGTTACTTCATCTACTGTAACTTTAATCTGGTTAAGATTAGGATTTCTTTTATGTTCATCAACTGAATTGGATACGATCTCATCAAAAAGTTTAATAAACCCTGGATTATAAGTAATCTCTGTAGGTTCAAACTTTCCTTTCTTTTCATTAATAAGAAAAACTTCCTCGGTATGTGGTTTAATTGAACCAATGTACATACCCGGACGAAGGAGAACGTGCTCAGTATCAGTAAGTTTTTGATACCTCTTTTCTACACTTACGGCCATACCTTTTATTTTTATATGCTAAAACTCTGTTTGGTTTAATTATATTGTTGTCTAAGGGTAAGTTTCAAAAAAGCTTTATATGAAACATATGCATCATGAAAGCGTGGATCCTTTTCATTGTGTTTCCACTTTAATGTAAACAACTCAATTAACCTCAATAAAGAGTCATAATGAGCTGTTCTATTATCATTGTTTAGGATAACCTTACGTACCCAAATAAAATCCTGTTTCATACCTAAACTATTTATTTAATAATAATACATAAAGTTACATTCTGAAAGAGCGGAAGGTGAGGGGATCGAACCCTCGCGCCGTTGCCGACCTAACAGTTTAGCAAACTGCCCCCTTCACCACTTGGGTAACCTTCCGTTAGCGACAGCAATAGTCTGCTGCCCTTGTAGCAATTTGTTCATTAGGCTTTACATTAACCGGATATCCTAATGAATTTGCCCAGCCTTTTGCAGCTGATATGATCTTATTTGATTTGAAACCTTCATCTCCGTTATAGTCCATATCAATAGAGATTTTAACATTAATTTGTTGTGTTAGCCATTCAGCAGTTTCAATACTCATTTCTGCTTCTTTCCAAAGACGAGTCCACATATCAGAAATCTTTGGGAATTTTTGCCTATGCACAATATAGTGCACACCAGTGTTTCCAAAGCGATATGCAATGACAGTACTATAAACCGTTACATCTCCATGATTTTGAGAATCAGTACCGATGTGAATCGATGCATAAGGAAAATTCCTTAGCTGTTCAAGGGTGTGTTCAATCACATTTACCTTGACCCCATTTGTCTTTCTGAACACTTTCATTTGGTTTATGTATTAGCACGACTGGATGGGCTCGAACCACCGACACCTGGTTTTGGAGACCAGTGCTCTACCAACTGAGCTACAGACGTATATGTTAGAGGCACTGACTGGATTCGAACCAGTGTAAAAGGTTTTGCAGACCTTCGCCTAACCACTCGGACACGGTGCCTTTTGGGTGATCGACCGGGATCGAACCGGCGACGACTGGAACCACAATCCAGTGCTCTACCTACTGAGCTACGACCACCATATGTTGGAATGGGCGGACTCGAACCGCCGGCCACATGCGTATCAGGCAAGTGCTCTAACCAACTGAGCTACATTCCAATATTTGCTCCCCGGGGGAATTACGATATCCCGACCCCATGATTAACAGTCATGTGCTCTGCCTCTGAGCTACCGAGGAATATTACTTTGTGGTGATAGACGGAATCGAACCGCCGACACAAGGATTTTCAGTCCTTTGCTCTACCAACTGAGCTACATCACCTTTAGTAGTCAATAAAGGACTCGAACCCTTATCTCTTGATCCGTAGTCAAGTGTTCTATCCAATTGAACTAATCGACTAAATGTGGACCTTGTAGGGCTCGAACCTACGACCTGCGGATTATGAGTCCGATGCTCTAACCGACTGAGCTAAAGGTCCAAATGTTGGAAGGGACGGATTCGAACCGCCGTACCCGTAAGGGAGCAGAGTTACAGTCTGCCGGTTTTAACCACTCACCCACCTTCCAATTTTGTACATCCTGAAGGATTTGAACCTCCGACATCTTGCATGTAAGGCAAGCGCTCTACCAACTGAGCTAAGGATGCATAGTACCGAAGAAGGGACTCGAACCCTTAAGCCGTGAAGCACTGGTTCCTAAGACCAGCGTGTATACCATTCCACCACTTCGGCAAATTGCAGGATATCGCTTAACCTGCGGTGTTGCTAGCATTGTACACCTTCAATGTTTCCATTAGCGATTTTTTTGTGATCCCGGCGCGGCTCGAACGCGCGGCCCATACATTAAAAGTGTATTGCTCTACCAACTGAGCTACGAGATCTTGGTGGAGATAGAGGGACTCGAACCCACGACCCTCTGCGTGCAAGGCAGATGCTCTAGCCAACTGAGCTATACCCCCAAGATGTAGGTAGCCTTCCTACGATGTAACTGTACACATTACTTTAGGTCAATATTAAACCTCGGCATTTTTTGCGGCTCGTACGGGACTCGAACCCGTGACCTTCGCCGTGACAGGGCGACATTGTAACCATCTCTACTAACGAGCCTTAGTTGCGGGAATGGGAATCGAACCCATGTGATTCAGCTTATGAGACTGAGCTGGAACCATCTCCAGTCCACCCCGCAATGTTGTAGTCTGTACGGGAATCGAACCCGTATCACCACCGTGAAAGGGTGATGTCCTAACCGTTAGACGAACAGACCATTTGAGCCTCCGACAGGATTCGAACCTGCGACCCACTGATTACAAATCAGTAGCTCTACCAACTGAGCTACAGAGGCAAAATACAGGATGCTTCTTTTTTCCAAATTTGCTGTTTAGTAAAGTTTGCTGTATGCATCCTTAGTCGGGGAGACAGGACTCGAACCTGCGGCCTGATGGTCCCAAACCACCCGATCTACCAACTGATCTACTCCCCGTTAAAATGAAACCTATCTCCGAGTTTTACTTATGGTTTGTTCCCCATAACCTGTTGCCGTGCACAGCAGAGCAGGAATCTGAACAGAGTACCTTGGGACATTCAAACTCTCTTTAAAAGGTTGCGATCCTTTGAGAGCCAAGGTTCCTTTCATCCGCGCTAATCGGACTTCTGTGGGTTTCATTAGTTGCCCCCGAAGGATTCGAACCTCCACACTGTGGACCAAAACCACATGTCCTGCCATTAGACGAGAGGGCAATTTGATTTGCGGAAGATGTAGGATTCGAACCTACGGAACCTTGCAGTTCAACAGTTTTCAAGACTGCCGCGATCGACCACTCTGCCAATCTTCCTAAATCGGTACCAATATGTCAAAGAACAAATTTGTTATTCTTAATCTAAACAAATATAAACCACTCAATCTTTTTCTGAAAGAGACCCATAAAAAAAGCCTCCTGGAATTTTTTATTTTCCAGGAGGCCTAAATTATTAGATGAGTTTATTTCATTAGCTCCTGCCTGGAATGTGTGTAATTGAATCCGCCTGTGGAAAATTCTTCTCCACATTACTAAGTATCCAATATGTACATCCGTGCAGTTGCATTGAATTTGTTTTTATTTACTGTTTATATATACTCACACTATGTTTGTTTCACTATGTGAGTAAAATTTCTTTTTGAGCGGAAGACGAGATTCGAACTCGCGACCCCAACCTTGGCAAGGTTGTGCTCTACCAACTGAGCTACTTCCGCATTACAGGATGCTGAGGAGTATAGTTTACAAATCTAGTCCTAGTTTGCTGTAAGCATCCTTTTTTGGTGGAGGTGATGGGATTCGAACCCATGTCCGACTAAGGAACCTAAATCCTTCGTTCACAAGCTTAGTTTATTTTTCTAAACAAACAAAATACCAATTAGTTCTTCAACATCGTTAATTGGACCAATGTTCCCCACTCTTATTTAGAGAGTCAGCGAGAAGTACTCAAGGTTCTCATTCTTTTTAATACCCCACGATGAGTGCGGGACTGACTAGGCAGCTACTGCGTAATCAGCACCAATGAAAGACATTGCGTCTTCCCAGGTGAATGAAGATTTCTCTTCGCCTTTTATTGTGTGATAGGTGTTTAAGGGTTTCCATCTAACCCTGCTTGCATCAGTAACCTATTTTCAGCTTAACCGTCAAAACCAGGTCACCCCCATAATGTTAAAGAACGTTTCGTTATTTATATAACTATGTATTATGATTGTTTCACGGAAGGTTGTCTCCATGCATTTAATCTCTCTTGTCTTTCTTTTTGAATCTTTTCCCATTCAAAGCGATCATAGAGAGTGTATGAATACTTCCAACCGCAGTCATCATCATAATCGGAGTCTTCTTCTACGATAATAGAAGGACCTAAGATCTCTTGGAGTGCAGTCCAATCAGTCGGTCTCCAATAACCAAAGCGAAGGTAGTTATGATCACCACCACCCATGATTCGACCAATTTCAAATTGTCCGCAGACCTCTTCGATCTTTTTAAGTTTTTCAATGTCTATATTCATCTTTCTAAAATTACAAAGTTACCAAATTCGCGATCAAACACTTGGAGAAGATTCTCATAATCTCCACTCATCATTTCATTTACTAGGTCTTGGCATTTACCATTGTCCCAGCCTAATTGACGACCAAACTTTTTGGCCATTCCCATTAGGACGAATGCATTACCGTCAGGTCCTGTTAGATCAATGACGATAGGTCCGGCGTGTTGTGTTTTTTCTCGTATCATATTACATGCATTGATAGGTTTCAGATTGACTCCATCTTTCATACCATTCAGCAGCAGCTTCAGTTACCTCAGACTTATTAATTCCTTTGTGATAAATACGGCCGCCCCATACTCCAGATAGATTGACTGTGTTTTTGGTGCAGCGTGTAACGCGGTAGTAACCATTTTGATACTTTACGACTGATCCTGTGTTAATTTCCATATCCGTTTTATTTTATATAAATATAAAACAAATTATTGGGATTTGAAAATTTTTCATAGACTTTTTTCTCTAAAAATGAAAAAAGTTATTAACAATTTCTAGAAAGGCATTGGTGGTTCAGCCTTCATCTTTTCTACAAGTTTTCTGGCTATGATCTTAGTTTCTTTTGCAAATTCTCCTTTATCAATCATCCATTCAATGTAACGTGAGTCGGCTTCATAAACTTCTTTAAAAGGTTTACCCATCCACTTTCCAAAATTGAATACGACTTCTTTTTTACCATTGATTTCGGCAAACTTAAACTTACCGCTAAGATCTACTTGGGTTTGACGAGACTCATTAACCACCTGATCAATTTCAACCGCAGATCCTGGCATATCATAAAGTTTACGTTGTGCCTGGAAGATTTCCATTGTTGCACGGATATCCGTTTCTGCACGGTGTGCACCTTCTAAAGTTTTACCTGTGTACTTTGTATAAGCAGTACTTAGATCTCGTCTTTCATATTTTGAATAGATAATGAACGGATCAATTACAGCCTTACCGCGAGGATTAAAGACCAGCCCAGCTCGCATAAACTCTTCAGTTAACATTGGGATATCAAAGTAAAGTGCATTATAGCCACCAAGGTCAGAGTCACCTATAAAGTCCATAACTTCTTTGGCAATAAATTCAAACCTATCCTGGTCTTCAAGCATATCTGGTGTAATGCCATGTTTATCTATCGCCTCTTGGCGCCATTCAATACCAGTGCCAGGATTTACAAGTGAATAAAAAGATGCAATCTCATTTCCTTCAAAATCTGTTTTAATCATACAGATCTCAATAATCCTATCTGTTGCTGTGTTAACACCAGTAGTTTCTAAATCAAACCAAACAATACTTTTAGCCATAATTACTATACTTTTAGTGGAACAATCCGTTAATTTTATATAGTAACAGGTTAACTTGGTTTTAAGTTTCTAAGAAAAAAGATTAATCTTCTACGGTTCTTGTACGGTAATTTTGATAGATTGGATAGCAGGAACAATATTTCCCATTGTACTGTTTAATCTTCCTAAAGATTGATTAATACTGTCAAGAGTTGGTTTAATACCTTTACTTTCAGCACCGCCACCTGCTTGAGTTCCACCAGCAGCTGCGGTCTGTGTTCCTCCACCAGTTCCTTGTGCATTAAGTGCATCTCTAATATCTTCAACAGCATTAATCAATTGGAAATATGCCATAGTGTTTGTACTTAATTCACCGGCGCCCTTAAATAGATTTCCAAATGCCTCTGCTTTATCGGTATTAATTGAATTAATAGCCGCGGCCATTTTAGACATTCCGTCAGCTGCTTTATGTATAAGACCTTTACTTGCATTATATGACATTGTATTAACAAACGATTTCATATGATCAAGTTGTCCTGAGAATTTAGGCTTATCATAATAGAATGTAAATGTATCTCCAATTGAAGTAAAGATTTCTTTAATACTATTTGCTATGGCTTTAGGGTTCTTAAGGTCAGCAAATGATTGTAAACCTTTTGCGATATTTGTAAGCTCAGAACCAGCACCTTTAACATTCTCTATACCTTTTTGTACAAGGTTCTCATCCCATTCAATTAATCCAAATAGTGCGCTATCAGATTCTTCTTTACCACCTATCATTGCAAAGGCATCACCTACTAATGTAAGTGTAGTCTTAATAGTTTCACCTAACTTAACAAAGTCAACATTAGCTGTGACCATATCTTGAAATGTCTTAAGACCGTTTGCAATGGTTGAAAGTTCTTGACCTGCGCCTTGAACACTTTCAACGCCTTTTTGTACAAGGTTCTCATCCCAGCTAAATATAAACCATCCATCAGATTCTTCTTTACCACCAATTGATGCAAAGGCATCTCCTACAAATCCTAATGATTTTTTAATAGCGTCTCCTAACCTATCCCAGTTAATATTACTATCAACCAGTTCCTGGAAGGTTTTAAGACCGTTTGCAATATTGTTAAGTTCTTGACCTGCGCCTTTAACTGACTCAATACCTTCAGCAACTTTATTCTTTTTAATTCCAAATAGAGATCCAAATACTCCACCTGCCGGAACATTACCTTGATCTGCAATTGAAGCAAATGCTTCATTAATAAATCCTACCGTGTTTGTTACAGCATAACCTAATGTACCAGGTTGGTATCTTCCGTTTTCATCAGGTTGACCAAAATTAACACCACTATCAATAAGTGCCTGGAATGCCTTAAGACCTTCGGCAATATCTTTAAGTGCTCTGCCTGCACCTAGTACTGAATTAATACCTTCTTCAACCGCAGTTCTCTTAAAGCCGAACATTTGACCAAAGAAAGATGAACTTGGAACCTGTTCGCTTGACCCAGCTAAAGCAAATGCAGTAGTAACACCGTTTAGCATAACTACTAATTCTTTTGATAACTCGTCACTCCACTTAACTTCTTTAAATGCCATTAGGCCCCAAGATAAAGTTTTAAGAGCGATACCGGCTGCTATAAAACCGGATGCAGCTTCAACCATTCTTACTGCATCAACAGCACCGGTTATTGCACCACCTAGTTTTGAGAAGAATCCTTCATCAGCATCAGCATTACCTAAGAATGCAGATTTAACACCAACTAATGTGGTGGTTAAATTCCTAGCGTCTTCCTCAGTAAAATCAACCGCCTTGATAGCAGCAAGTCCTGGAGCTAAAAGTAATAATGAAATTCCAACCGCTGCAAATGCTCCAGCTCCAGCTAATATAAATAGGGAACCTACACCAGCAGCTGCAAACTCTACACCTAATGCTAATAACAATCCTGCCTGTGCAGCTACGCTTTCTAATGTGATATCCTTGGTAACCGCTGCAAAAGGTAAGTATCCTAAACTAAATACAAGTAATCCAATACCCATACCTGCAATTGCAATTGCACCAGGTACAATTTGACCAAACATTTTACCAAGTACGGCAAATGCAAGACCGGTTCCAATTAATAAACCGGATTGAATAAGAACCTGTTCTAATGTAACATTCTTTGTAACAGCAGCAAATATAAGATATGAAATAGAAAATATTACAAGTGTAAGACTTACTACAAATAAGGCAACGGCGCCTTTCTTAATTGATCTATCAAATACTCCTAATAAAGCAAATGCTCCACCAACTAAAACAAGACTACCAACCATTGCTAAGAGCATATTTGGATTGGTTAAAACTATCATTGATGCAAGAGCAGCTACAGCCAAACCAACCGCAAACCATACAAGAGCACGGCCCATAAGCATCACGGATCTTGCACCCTGTCTGATTGATTTATCAACCTTTCCTAGCAGAGCAAAAGCTCCACCTATAAGTATCATTGCAAGAACTATAAGAGGTGTAAATAATATACCGATAGCAGATCCAATTGCAGCCAGAACTAATCCTTTAGCAAATTTTATTAAGGCACCACCCATAAGATCTAATACTTCAGCACCTTTTTGAACTCTCTTATCAGAATCTCCTAACAATTCAAAAGTAGGTAGTAAGATCTTTAGAGAAAGAATAACCACACCAACCCCAATCATTGCAGGTATAAAGAGTAAACCTGCCATTGCTAATCCTCTTGCAAACTGACCGATTGAACCGGCAATAGTTTCAAATGCTTTAGATCCTTTCTCTACCTTTTGGGTGTCTATTTGATCAAAGGCCGCCATTAAGCTAGTAATGGTTTCTGTGAATTTTTTAATAACACCCTTAGGCACCAACATAAATGCCAATAAACCCATGGCAAGAGAGCCTGCACCCCCACCTAACATTTTAATGGCTTCTGCACCTTCTTTAAGTTTATCTTTATCAACAGGTTTTCCGTCAACTGCTATTGAACCACTTTTAGTATTGGTTGCAATTTGTCTTAATAAATCTGTTTGTACCTGTAGTTCAGTAACGATTGCCTGACTTAATTGACCACCAGTCCCTCCTGAAACAGCAGCAACAACCGCATCAAGCTTTGAAGCAGTTTCTTCAGTTGATTTTGCTATCTTGGTTAGAGGATCCATTAGATCCTTTAGTGTTACTACTGCCATTCATAAAAATTAGTTTACCAGAACTTCCCAACCGTTTCCTTCCAACACAGACTTAGCCGCGAGACCAGTAGCTGAAGGGGTTGCATTTGTACCGCCTTCCATATCAATGCTACCATTAAGTACACCATTAGTACTTAAAGCTACTAAGATGTTATCAACTGCTGTTTGAGTCAACCCGCAGCCATATATGTAAATACTCCAACCATCACCAAGTGGTTGAGAGCTTGAAATAATAACTCTGGTTAACTGAGAATTACCATTAAGATCAAAACCGTTCAACGAAGGTAAACCTGATAAATCAACGGTTCCTACTATATCGCATTGATCAGCATCAAAATAAAATAAGCTATTTAATCCAGAAAGATTAGGAAAACCACCTGAAAAATCGCTATCGTCAAGACGAAGTTCTTCCAAGGCAGTACAACCTGAAAGATTAACACTTGTTAGCGAGTGGGTACTTGAATCTGGTAATTCACAATCGCTAATATCTACATATGTAAGATTAGTTAAGCCTGAAAGATCAACACTTTCCAAGTGATTATTGTCTGCTCTAAAATCTTGTAAATTAGATAAATACTGTAGGTTTGTGATTGAGGATATTCCTGCGTAATCATTGCTGCTTCCTGGAAAATCTAATTCCAATATTTTAAGAGGATCATCAAAGGTAACAGTAACCGTATATTCACCAACTTCGGCATATTCATGGCTCTCTTCATAATATCCACCACCACCAGAATCTTCGTGAATTGTACCATCACCCCAATTAATAGTAAATGCAATTGGCTCCCCTGTTGAAGTAAAGTTAAAGCCAAACTCAAGATTGTCTGTTGTATTTACTACAAATTCCAATGAAGGTGTTCTACCACCACCGCTACTTGAATCACCTGCTGCAGCTGCAGCTGCAGAAAGATTTCTTACGGCTTCTTGTAAAGCCTGCGTTCTTAATTGAGAAAATTTAGACTTACTTTGGTCTTGAATTTCTTTAAGTATTTGCTGTCTATCCATTTTATCTGTTATCTTTATTTATATATTTAGAAACGAGGCATACTTATTTTAGGCATTGAAGGTTGTTTATAACCAGACATATTTTTACCCATATTCATGGCATTATTCTTCATACCTGCTATGTTATACTTTTCTTCAGCATCTTGATTTTGTTTCTTCTCTTCATCATTGCGTTCTTTAATGATGTCATTATAGATTTCAAGAGTATACTCAAATTCATAATATGGAAGCATGTCCAACTCAGTAGGTTGAACATGCAGTTTTTCCATAAGTAATACTCTTATCTTATAAAAGTTCAGAAGAGATATCTTGAATAATGAACAGAGATTTGATGCCACCGGGAAAGGAAAGCGGAACAGTGACCTCCGCGCCACAAGAAACACATGGATATACAAACTCAGGTTTGATTCCTAGTTTCATTTTTTCTACAAGTCTAAATATGATTGAATATTTTCCAGCATCCCAGCCTTGAAATGCTGTCATAGTAGAGAATATTTGTTTTTCATCAAAGCCACGCCATTCTCTTTGTACATAAGGTAATATTGTAAGAGAAGACTTATCCCATGATTTATTTTCTTCTTCTCTTTTTCTAGCCCAATCAGTAATTGCTCTCATAACACCAATTGTAGGTGGAGCTAAAACTAATTCGCCATGACTTTTAGTAGGAACTGTGTAGCATTTATTTTCGTGGTCATAATACTTTTCAATAAGTTCATCTACATTATTAAATTGTAGATTGGTTGTTCTTAACTCTACACTTTCTTGAGATTTACATGAAGCAGTGGTACATTTCTTTTTACCAACCGGCATCATTAATTTAGCTTCGCCATTCTTAAACGTAAGTTCTCTAATTGATAGGATAACATAAATACGATCTTCTTCAAGAATGTCTCTATATGAACCTCTTTGAGAACCATACATTATTTTAGTACAACCAACAAGAATAGCATTTAACTTTTCATCTACATCTCTGATATTTTCTTCATCAACAGTAGAGAAGTCCCTAATCTCACCAACACGAGCAGCTCTGATATGAAGTTCAAAATCATCTCTATAAAAACGTCCACCTGATGGTAGGTTTGTTAAATCTAATTTCATATATCCAGTTAGTTCCTGGATTCTTCTTATCTCTGGATCATCAGGTGAAGTAATACCCATTCCTCGGGTTGGATCAACTTTACCTAAGGAAGTTATCTTCCCATCATTAACTACAGCTTCATTTTCAGGTTGAATACCTTCTGCGGCTTCAAATTCCTTTTTGATATTCTCTTCGTGGTTACTCATGTTATTTTGTTTTTATTAATTGTTTTTCTGGTGATGTTTCTTCTACGATATGTTCAACTATGATATTTCTAACATATCTTGAAATTGGAATAGGCTTAATACCAGTTTCCATTGATTTTTGAATGATAATAGTATTTAGGTTATCTTCATCCTCAGGTGTTAAGAGAACTTGTAACTTTTTAGTTAACTTTTTCTTTTGAGGAATCATTTCTTGTACGCTTTCGTTATATCCAAATTTAGGATTATCCGATTTGAATTTCTTAATCCAATACTCAACACGATCCATAACAACACCTAAAGATTCATCTGCATCAAATGTTTCTAATACTTCTCTCTTAAAGGAAGTAGTACCAAAGTCTTTAACTGCACGCTTTATGTATTTACCAGATCCTAAGTTATTAGGATTATCATTAATTGCATATCCTATATAGTTTTTTCCGTTGGATATGTTTTCAACTTTAAATATGATCATGATCTATAGATTATGTATTCTATATTATATATTAGAGATAAGACAAAAAAACTGGCCCGAAGGCCAGTTTTATCTAAGTTTCATAAGATTAGTTAGGAGCACCAACATTTTCTTCAACCCAGTGATCACAACGATAAGTCATTGTTAATTCTGCGGCATCAGCGGTTCCATAATCAAGTGAATCAATAAAATCAGGAGCACCTGTTGGGAAGATATCTTTACATGTAATCTTTCTGAAGATATCACCTGCACGGTTATACTGAACAATGATCATACTTCCTACATAGTCTTTCTTTAATCCCATTTCTCCAGTCAAAGGATCATAGATTAATTTATACCAGTTTCTCATGGTATTGTATATGTAGTTTTCATTTGCATCATTCAAGTTCAATGTAAATGCAATAGTAAGATCTACGAAGGTTTGTCCAGGCATACCTGCATATGAACGGTCAGCAAATTTATATTTTTGACCAATTGCATCTACAGATGGGTTTAATGCATTTAAACCTCCAACAGATTTAACATGTTCTAGAATCAAACCAGTATCATCTCCATTCGGGGTAAACAAAGTTATCTCGAATAGGTTAGGCTGAATTGGCTCATATCTGTTATTACTTGCCCTCGATTGAGTGTAATGTGGTAATGGCATAGCTTAACTTATTTTTTTATTTATTCTTTTTCTTTCTTTCTTATTGGAAGTTTCCAGAACTAATTGCCCCAGTTCTTAAGATTGTGGTTCTTTGTACTAAGATTTCCATTCCTCTTACTGGTTCAATATAAGTATCTAGGATACCAACATTTTGATCAATAACCTCTGGCGTATTGTTAGTTTCATCCATTACGTTACGGAAGTCATAAACACCGTCGTCATTTTGAACTGTTGATAAGAAGTTATCAGCAAGTGTTTTAATTTCCAATCTTGTTTGAGCAGTGTTAAATTCAAATAAGTAGTTTTTAAGGATTGCTTCAATACCATCTTGGATATAGATAACAACCTCTCTAACGTTAATTGAACTTAATGCAGATTTTGGAGTTTGCTGAGCAGTTTTATTTGCAAAGATAGTAGGACCAGTTCCACTTTGGAAAATGATTGGGTTCAATCCAAATGGTTCTAAGTATTCTCTATCGCTTAGGTCAAGATTAATTTCTAATCCTACAACCCCAGTTCCGCCTACAACACCTCTACGAACACCTGCAACTAATGACCAAGGTAATGCATTTTCATACTTTGCAATAAAGTTATTTGATACATAAGCAGCTGGTGGAACGTTAATGTTCTTTCCTAAATCCCTTACAGTAATGAAAGGATAATAGAATCCACCCCAGCTTCCGCCTTGTGTTGATGAAGGTAAAGAGTATCTAACAGTTGGGTTCTTAGAAAGATCACCACCTGTTGAAATAAATCTAGATGATAAGGCTCCTGTCGCATCCAAGAATGAAGGATCAGTGTTAGCTTTAAAATCTTTAGCAGATGGAGCATTTATGATTGCAAATGCATTCTTTCTAGCAGAACATAATTGAGTATAGATTGCTTTAGATCCACTTTCAATACCATTTCCAAATGTATCTACGACATAACGGAAATTGATAGTCTCTCTATCGGTTAATGCCTTAAATAGATTAGTTCCACTTAATGTACCATTTAGAATTTGGTTTTGGCGTTCATTAGTTCCATTAGGAACATGCTTAGTCACATCTAATTGGAATCCATCAAGGGTAAAGATATTAAAATAATCAACCCAGCTATCAATTGGGTAATACAATTCAACCTTCTTAACTGAACTTACAGTTGTAACAGCAATTTCAGATTGACATGTTACTAATAAGGCAGTTGTACCAACCGGGATTGACGGGAATTGAGTAGATGTTTTACCACCTTGTACTTCATTGATTCTTGTTAATCTTGAATGAGGAGTTGAAATATTACCTTCAAAGTTTAATAAGTAATTTCCTACAACCACGGTAGCCGCATCAGGATTAGTACTTGCGATAAGTACCTGGTTAGGCTTAAGTAATGGTTCAGATGTAGAATCAGCAATGATATCAATTGAACGGTTAAGAGAACCTTTAAGTGTTTGAATATCTAAAGTAAAACCGCCAACAGAATTACCGTCTGAATCCAAGAAGAATCCAGTGTTACTATCCATATTAAATTGAGATCTTGGAGTAACAGTAGCAAAAGTATCTTGTTGATAAGGAGTTATTCTAACACTTGGTAAGAAATATGAAGAATCAGAGATTGCAAATTTAGTACCAGCATTAGCAGGTACGCCTGTATGAATAAATCCATAAGATGCAGCATTGAATACTAAGTAAGAAACATATTCTGTACTTGAGATTTCAAATATTGCCTCATCGCCATCAGTAAGTGTTCCAGCAGAGAATGCGCTGTACATTGCACTTCCGTAAGAACCTATGATATTTGCATTAGTATTTGAAGTTTCAAATTCATGAACAGTAAATCCTAAATCTTCTTCATTTACATAAGTATATGTAGTACCTAATGTAGTTGGAAAATCTCCAGCCACAATACCACCAGCCCCAGATAAAACAACAGTTACCACAGTACTTGTTACATTCACTGAAAGAACTGGTACAAACTTAGAACTAATTGCTCCTTTAATATATGATCCTACAGTATTGGCTGTATTAGGAGCCATACCTACAAATGCATCATATAAAGGATTTCCAGTAGAACCTATGATTGAAATTTGAATGTTTCCGCCAGTTAAAGTATTAACAGATACAATATCACCAGTTGCAATTGTTGCAGTGTTTACCGATTGGGCAGCTCTTGCATATTCAAGGTCAGATACAATTGATCCACTATAAGAAAGGAAATTAACATCATCCTGAATACCAGTTGCCTGAGTATATTCAATGTTATGTCCGATTAGGTCAATACCACCTTTTACACCGTCAATAAGAAAATCTCCGCTAAATAGATCTTCATTAACAGCACAGAATAAACCAGTCGTAGCAGAATCAGCATTGATTAATTTTTCAATGAATAAGTTATTTCCAAGTAGATCAACAAAATCAGGAATTAAACATGCAGTATAAGTTGCAATTAGGTTAACTTCAGATTCATTAAAGAACTCTTCCAATTTAGTATCTGTTGTATCAGATGCAAATTTCTTTCTTTGAATACCTTTAGTAGGATCAAAGTATTGTTGGAATGTTGGGTCAGCTGTAAATCTCTCATAAGGTGTAGCAGAACCGAAGTTACCACCAAAGTTACCTTCAATAACAAATACATCTACCATAAAGTCAGAAATTAAACTGTCTTTATTTAAGAAACCTGGAACGTTTGCAGTTCCGTACCATTCTTCAACAGTAACATTGAAACTTGATACATTGTCATTTGCTGCTTTTCTAACAATGATAGAAACTGGATTTTGACCTAAATTAACAAAATCCAAAAGATCATTTGTAGATAAAGAGCTTAATGTGTTTCTGTTTGCTCCAACATTATCTAGGAATGCATCAGAGTCAGGATAAAAGAATTTATCTCTGTTATAAAATTTTTGGTATTCAGCAGAATCACCTGCGTTATCTTGTGCTTCTGGTGTAGCAGCTGTACCTAACTTAATGTAGTCTACATTATCATCAGAGTCTAATGCTAAAAGGTTAAGAGCTAAAATTGGACCTCTTTCTAATGCAGCTAAACAGCTTCTGTGAAAATAAGAATCTTTTCTTTCAAGATTCCTATCAATGTCTCCAAATACCTGCTTAAAGAATGCAGTATCTGGTACAAAAACTGGTGTATTAAAAGGACCTTTCTTAGAAAAACCAACAATTAATCTTGTTTGGTTTGCAGGAATGCTAACAACCTGACTCTTGTCAAATTCAAAGCGGTAAGTACCTGCAGCCTTAAGAGAAGCGATTTTTGGATCTAGTGCCATCTTGTATTATATTTTTTTTATTGCTTTTTTTATATATCCACGGCATAGCTACTTTTCTACACAAGATCATAAATATCGTAATTAAGATTTCCTCCTTTTGAATCTTTATCTAAGATCTCATCAATCTTTGCCTGAAGTGAATCATCTACAGTATCATAGATCTCTTCAACAAAGTCGGAGAAGTCCAAAGTAAAGAAAAATTCGGAACTATTTATGCTTGTCATAATAAGATCATCATGACCTAATTGGCCTGCATATGATCCATTTGGCATCTTACCAAATGTAGATGCTTCATAGACGGTTTTCTTATCTTTAATAACAATTCTGTTCTGTGTTATGTACTTTTTGAAATTTTGACAAAAGATTGGTTTATTATCTTTTTTAACCTTAAGACCAAAGTTTTTTGTTTTTGCATCTATACGATGTTTAAACTTAACTATCATCTCTTCATCAAATTCATTTCTTTGTGGAAATACAGTTTCAAGTCTTTTAATCAATTCTCCACCAAACATATTCCACTCAATAATCATCTTAACGTTTTCTGAATGAAACATATCAAACGCTAAAATGTAAACTGCTTTTGCAAATTCTTCTATTGTGTGTTCATTACTTCTAAACCTACCAATTTGTCTTATTCTAAAAAAGTCAACGAATGAACCTGGCGATGTTATCTTTTTCCAATCAGGTTCATCCATAATTTCAATCTTAAAGATATTGATTATTGAATAGTCACCGCCGTTTCCTTCAGCTATATCAATAGAGAATAGCCAGTAATTCGTATCTTCCTCAATTTCGTCTAACTCAAATGTTGGATCCCATACTAGGCCATCGTAAGAAACATTTTCTTCTTCAAATTCAGGAACTTCTTTATGAACAAATTCTTTTTGATTTTGTTGAAGCTTTTTAAGACTATCGGCACCCAATAATAGAGAAGAGCTGGCAATAAATTGATTTCCGTATTGTCTGTTAAATGCTTCTTCTGAACCGAGGTTAGCAACTTCTTGTTGCATCCATGCCTCATCTCTGCCAGGTACATCCCACCAATCAACTCTAAACGGTGAGTATTCATTTAACCCTTTCTCTGAAGCCGAATAAATGTCATAAAATTTATTAAAGCCGTTCGGTGTACTTGTAATAATTACTTTTGAATTTGATGAAGCAGATACAGTAGGATAAACGTTTTCATAAAAGGTTTCCACAAAGTTTTGAGGAATATGTGCAAACTCATCCATGAACAGTAAGTGAATGGTAAAACCGATAGCCGCTTTCTTAGTGGTTGTTTGACCAATAATACGACAGCCATTATCAAATTTAGAATTGAATACATCCCATTTAATTACACCTGGCTTTAAAAAGAACGGTAGGTGTTCAAGAATTGTTTTACCTTTATCAATGATTTCTCTCGTAGTAGCACCCTTATTTGAAAGAACGAGAGAATTCTTATCATAATTGAATAATGAATACCAGGCGATAAAGATTGATGAACAAATCGTTTTACCAATCTGACGAGATGCTAAACATACATTAAATCGTTCTGCTTGGAACTGCCTTAACATTTCCTCTTGATATCCTCTTAACTTAATAGTCTGTAAACCAAAATCGGTCATTACAGTACAATAAGTATTTGCAAAATATACGATATCAGTAGCACACTTTTTGATTTCTCTAATCTCGTGTGGTGTATAATTAAAAACTATGTTGCCTTTTCTTAGGTTTGGATTACCTTCATAAAAAGGTGTTGCTTTAGGTTTATACCCTTCTTCTAAAGCAAGCATAAGTTGCTCTACCTTTTCTGAAGTCCATGAAAAGGATTCTTCAGCTGTCCCTACTTTAAATTCAAAGCCTGCGCTTTCTGCTCTAGGTTTCTGTGCCATCTTCTTCTATTATGGCTAAGATATCATTTTCATGGAGAGCTTCATATTCTTCTCCATTTATTTTGAACATCGTACCTTTGCCAATTGTTTTTATAACAGTACATCCTTCTGGTAAAATGTCAGTATTAGATTTAATAATAACACATTTACGATTGTACTTTTCGGTAGGTAATATGATACCGCCCTCGCTTATTTTTTCTTCTATG